ACCATCATTTCGAGGGGAAGACGGCGCTTGCGTAGCGTTACAGTACCTGATTCGGCAAGGCAACGAGAGATGAGTTCGGGGTCGAGGTAATCCCCCAGAGAAGTCAGTGGGTTACGCAGAGAATCGTAACGGGATACCAGATCAAGAGCCTGTCCAATGTGCATAAAAAAATCCGGAAACAAGTGAGCGTTTCCGGATTCTTACACAGCCACTGGATCGGTCAACTGATCCTTAACTGATCGGCATTACCTCCAATAGAGAGCATTTTTACTGTATGTATAACCAGTGTCAATGTATGAAATCCTGCGACCATACATCTCACTGAAGCCATAATGAAGTAGGCTATTCTTTTTGCTATGTGATCATGTAACTTTTGCGGTTAACCTGTGGCTCATTTTTATTTTAGGCGCAGATATAAAAGCAAAAGTTATCGTGAGTTTTTAGTACAGATTTTTTTGGATTTACTAATAGTTCCATCATTGCAAACGAATTTGCCATCAGAGGTACAGTGAGAAACACCTCCCTTTTTCCCTGAGCAGGGATAATTTCTAGCATAGGTAGCTAGTGGGTTTAATAACAAAGAACATGACAAAACCACAAAAAATACCTTACCAAGCATAATTTCCTCCCGGTACTATTTAACATACTTGACTGTTAAACTTATAATTTTACCAATTATTTCAATGTCTTCTATCTTACATTCAAAGGCTCTGTTTCCACCCTCGACGAAGATTCTTCCACCGGGTAAACGAGTAATGTCACGGATCGTTATTTCGCCATCAATACTTATTACCCATTTACCATCACGTATATCATCAAATTCCTTATCACAAATAAATTCAGAATTATTATCTGTGATTACAAAAAGATTCTTGAATGCCGACGGTAGAAATTCTCTATCGAAAATATAAAAACCGTCTTCACACAAGGCCCCATCAGATAATACATATTTAGCAACTTCCATAGTATTTGTATTACCTGAAGTTTGCTTTGAACCATGCCCGGTTGTGAGCCAATTAAGCGAGGTGCCTGTTTCAAGGGCGCACTGGATTACCCATTCTGCTGGGAATGAGTCACGCATGTAGCGTGTGGCGAGTGTACTTTTAGAGATTCCTAAATGATCGCACAACGCCTGTCGAGTCTTGAATCCATAAGCTTCTACCATGCGCTCTATGGCGCCTCGTCCGCCTTTCTCCAAATTCATGGTCACTCCAAGTGAACTTTTATCTTGACGATTTCACCGTGCGATCGTATGTTTATGGTGTTCACAAAATACAAACGATCCGTATTCGTCCTGATTAATCATCATTAAACGAGGAATGTTGCATCATGAGACCTAACATTTCAATCACTCTTACCACGCCTCATGTGACTATTGAACGCTATAGCGAGCTGACAGGGCTATCCATCGATACCATCAATGACATGTTGGCTGATGGACGCCTTATCCGTCACCGTCTGCGCAAAGATAAAAAACGCGAAAAAGTGATGATCAACATAGCAGCAATGACCGTTGATGCGCTTTCAGAATGCAATCTAAACCTTAATTAGTTCGATTCTGAAATACATCAGAGGCATTGACCATGTTTGATTACCAAGTTTCCAAACATCCACATTTTGATGAAGCCTGTCGTGCATTTGCACTGCGCCACAATCTGGTGCAACTGGCAGAACGTGCAGGCATGAATGTGCAGATTCTGCGGAACAAGCTGAACCCAGCTCAGCCTCATTTATTAACCGCACCAGAAATCTGGCTGCTTACCGATCTGACTGAAGATTCAACGCTGGTAGATGGTTTTCTGGCACAGATTCATTGTCTGCCATGTGTACCGATTAATGAGGTGGCAAAAGAGAAACTGCCACATTACGTCATGAGTGCAACCGCAGAGATCGGGCGTGTTGCTGCAGGTGCGGTGTCTGGCGATGTAAAAACCTGTGCCGGTCGTCGTGATGCTATCAGCAGCATTAACTCTGTAACACGACTGATGGCGCTGGCGGCTGTTTCATTGCAGGCCCGTTTACAGGCTAATCCTGCGATGGCGAGTGCAGTTGATACCGTGACTGGCCTCGGTGCTTCATTTGGTTTGCTGTGAGGTGCTTATGCTGACGAAAGAACCATCATTTGCATCGCTGCTGGTTAAACAAAGCCCGGCAATGCATTACGGTCACGGCTGGATCATGGGGGAGGATGGTAAACGCTGGCATCCGTGCCGTTCACAAGATGAATTGCTGGCAGAACTATCTACGAAAAAACGGGGGAACAAATGGCTATTGAAGGCACTGCGGCGACTGTTCCATTAAGCCCCGGTGAACGCCTGAATGGACTTAATCACATTGCGGAGTTAAGGGCGAAAGTTTTTGGCCTGAATATTGAGTCAGAGCTTGAGCGGTTTATTAAAGATATGCGTGATTCACGGGATATTAATAGCGAACAAAATAAACGGGCACTGGCTGCCATATTCTTTATGGCAAAAATTCCAGCTGAACGTCATAGCATCAGCATTAATGAGCTGACCACTGACGAAAAGCGGGAGTTGATTAAAGCAATGAATCATTTTCGTGCAGTGGTGAGCTTATTTCCCAGACGGCTAACCATGCCGAATTAACCAACTAATGAAATTAATGGCGTAAACCCGCCGGGCATCCCTTTATCTAAATTCAGGAGAATTGATTATGCGTAATATTGAAACCCTCTCGACCAAAACCGGACCGGATGACGCAGGGCTTAATATTTTACTGACAGAGGCTCGTCTGGAAGAACGCCGGGCAAGGGCTGAAGCAATGGCAGCTCGCCTTGATAGCCTGGCGTGTCATATCACATCCCGCCAGCTAACCCACGTCGAAGCGGCAGAACTGCTTCGTGTGACTGCTGAAGCAATCCAGAACGAAGCGCAGGAGATCCACTAATGGCTGATGCAATGGATCTCGTACAGCAGCGCGTTGAAGAAGAACGCCAACGCCATATCCGTGCTGCCCGTGCCAAAACGCCGGGCGTGTCCCGCGTGCTTTGCATTGAGTGTGAAGCGCCAATTCCGCCAGCACGCCGCCGTGCCATTCCGGGTGTGCAGCTTTGCATTACCTGTCAGGAAATCGCAGAGCTGAAAGGCAAACATTACAACGGAGGTGCTGTATGAGCACCATCCTGAAATGGGCGGGAAATAAAACTGCCATAATGTCCGAACTAAAAAAACATCTTCCTGCTGGCCCGCGACTGGTTGAACCTTTCGCGGGTTCCTGTGCTGTGATGATGGAGACGGATTATCCCAGCTATCTGGTTGCGGATATTAATCCTGATTTAATCAACCTCTATAAAAAGGTTGCCGCTGATTGTGAATCGTTTATATCTCGCGCCAGAGTTTTATTTGAGATCGCAAACAGGGAGGTGGCTTATTACAACATAAGGCAGGAGTTTAATTACTCAACTGAAATTACTGATTTCATGAAAGCGGTATATTTCCTGTATCTCAATCGTCACGGTTACCGTGGTTTATGTCGCTATAACAAGAGCGGGCATTTCAACATTCCCTACGGTAATTATAAAAATCCGTATTTCCCTGAAAAAGAAATTCGCGCATTTGCAGAAAAGGCCCAGCGAGCAACGTTTATCTGCGCCAGCTTTGATGAAACGCTGGCGATGTTGAAGGCGGGGGATGTGGTGTATTGCGATCCGCCGTATGACGGTACGTTTTCCGGCTATCACACTGACGGCTTCACTGAAGATGACCAGTATCACCTGGCATCTGTTCTTGAACATCGGTCATCAGAAGGACATCCGGTCATTGTTTCTAACAGTGACACATCCCTGATCCGTTCGCTGTATCGCAATTTTACTCACCACTACATCAAGGCAAAACGCAGCATCGGTGTGGCAGCTGGCGAGGGTAAATCAGCAACAGAAATCATTGCTGTTTCCGGGCCGCGCTGCTGGGTGGGATTTGATTATTCGCGTGGCGTGGATAGTTCTGCCGTGTACGGAGTACGTGCATGAGTCATGCCGATATGAACAACTGCTGCGGCTTTAACGAAGCTGCCGCATCGTTCTCATGGAACAGCTCGAAAAAGGCCATTAACCCTTATCTGGACCCGGTGGAAGTTGCGCCGGTTTCTACGCTTTCAAACCTGATCACTCTGTACGCTGCCGATAACGAGCAGGAACAGCTGCGCCGTGAGGCGCTGAGTGATCAGGTCTGGGAGCGTTATTTCTTTAATGAATCCCGTGATCCTGTCCAGCGCGAAATGGAACAGGATAAGCTCATTAGTCGGGCAAAGCTGGCGCATGAGCAGCAGCGTTTTAATCCGGATATGGTCATTCTGGCGGACGTCAACGCCCAGCCTTCCCATATCAGCAAGCCGCTGATGCAACGTATTGAATACTTCAGCAGCCTGGGCAGGCCAAAGGCTTATTCCCGCTATTTACGTGAGACGATTAAGCCATGTCTGGAACGACTGGAGCATGTACGCGACAGTCAGCTATCTGCATCTTTTCGCTTTATGGCAAGCCATGAAGGGCTGGACGGCCTGCTGATCCTGCCTGAAATGAGTCAGGATCAGGTGAAACGCCTGTCCACCCTGGTAGCTGCGCATATGAGTATGTGCCTTGATGCCGCTTGTGGCGATTTGTATGCTACCGATGACGTTAAGCCAGAAGAAATCCGCAATACATGGGAAAGGGTGGCAGCGGAAACCCTGCGTCTGGATGTCATCCCGCCTGCGTTTGAGCAACTCCGTCGGAAAAGAAACCGCCGTAAACCCGTGCCCTATGAACTCATTCCGGGTTCGCTGGCGCGTATGTTGTGCGCCGACTGGTGGTATCGGAAATTATGGAAGATGCGTTGCGAATGGCGGGAAGAGCAGTTGCGTGCTGTCTGCCTTGTCAGCAAAAAAGCATCTCCCTATGTCAGCTATGAAGCCGTGTTGCATAAACGTGAGCAGCGCCGTAAGTCGCTGGAGTTTTTCCGTTCTCATGAACTGGTGAACGAAGACGGCGACACGCTAGACATGGAGGATGTGGTAAACGCCAGCAGCAGCAACCCTGCGCATCGCCGCAATGAGATGATGGCCTGTGTTAAAGGTCTGGAGCTTATCGCGGAAATGCGCGGTGACTGCGCCGTTTTCTACACCATCACCTGTCCGTCACGTTTCCATTCCACGCTAAATAACGGCAGGCCCAACCCGACCTGGACAAATGCGACGGTAAGACAAAGCAGCGATTATCTGGTCGGTATGTTTGCTGCATTTCGTAAGGCGATGCACAAAGCCGGGTTGCGCTGGTATGGCGTGCGGGTGGCTGAGCCGCATCACGACGGCACAGTTCACTGGCACCTGTTGTGTTTCATGCGCAAAAAAGACCGCCGCGCCATTACAGCATTGTTGCGTAAGTTTGCTATCCGTGAAGACCGCGAGGAGCTGGGCAATAACACGGGGCCGCGCTTTAAGTCTGAGCTGATTAACCCGCGCAAAGGAACGCCGACAAGCTACATAGCGAAATACATCAGTAAGAACATTGACGGGCGTGGTCTGGCTGGCGAGATCAGCAAGGAAACGGGTAAATCTCTGCGTGATAACGCTGAATACGTGAATGCCTGGGCGTCTTTGCATCGTGTTCAGCAATTCCGCTTCTTTGGCATTCCGGGGCGTCAGGCTTACCGTGAACTGCGATTGCTGGCTGGTCAGGCGGTAAGGCAAAAGGGGGACAAAAAAGCAGGTGCGCCGGTACTGGATAACCCGCGCCTTGATGCCATCCTGGCTGCTGCTGATGCTGGTTGTTTTGCCACCTACATCATGAAGCAGGGCGGCGTACTGGTTCCCCGTAAATATCACCTCATCAGAACCGCTTATGAAATCAACGAAGAGCCGACCGCCTATGGCGATCACGGCATTCGTATTTATGGCATCTGGTCACCCATTGCAGAGGGCAAGATCTGCACTCATGCAGTGAAGTGGAAAATGGTTCGTAAAGCCGTTGACGTTCAGGAGGCGGCAGCCGACCAGGGCGCTTGCGCCCCTTGGACTCGTGGCAATAACTGTCCCCTTGCTGAAAATTTGAACCAACAGGAGAAAGATAAATCAGCTGATGGGGACACTAGAACGGACATTAACCGCATGGATGACAAGGAGTTGCACGATTACCTGCACAGTATGAGCAAAAAAGAGCGCCGGGAACTGGCAGCAAGGTTACGCCTGGTTAAACCGAAACGGCGTAAAGACTACAAACAGCGAATTACAGACCATCAGCGACTGCAGCTCGTCTATGAGCTGAAGTCCAGAGGATTTGATGGTAGCGAGAAAGAGGTCGATTTACTCCTTCGCGGCGGCAGTATTCCGTCAGGAGCAGGCCTGCGTATCTTCTATCGGAACCAGCGTTTGCGGGAAGATGATAAGTGGCGGGATCTGTATTAATTACGCGGGTTAACAATTCGTGCTCTTAATAATACCAGGCATATCAGGCTGATGAACGTAAAAAAACGTTTTACATCAGTAAGATTATTATATACTGTAAATATAAACAGTGATTATATATACAGTATTGCTTTGGTGTCATAGGAGGAAAGATGCAGGACTATTTTTTGGAGTCTTTGAAGCTCCAGCGCATTGATTTTTTTCTTAAGCTTGTAGCGGCTAGTGAGTGTAGTGATGAAGAGAAGGGGCTGGCTCTGCAGTGGGTTTCTGAGTTGACTGATGAACTCATGGCAAAAATCAGAACTCACGAATACAACCGCTCAATGGATGTCATCAGTTGAGGTGACTTTTATGCGCATTGAAATAATGATCGATAAAGAGCAGAAGATTAGCCAGTCTACCCTGGACGCTCTTGAATCAGAGCTTTACCGCAATCTGCGCCCCCTGTATCCCAAAACGGTAATTCGCATCCGCAAAGGTAGCTCTAACGGTGTGGAACTGACCGGACTGCAACTGGACGAAGAAAGAAAACAAGTGATGAAAATTATGCAGAAGGTGTGGGAAGACGACAGCTGGCTGCATTAAGAAAAGTTGCTGGCGTCTGAACTTGGTTCTGGCGTCAGCAAGGTTGAACAACGAGTACAGTGAGGCGTTAGGTGTGGCGTTTATTTGATGAGTGAACGCCCGTTCTCCGACAGGTTCGGAGATTAAGGTTGAAACTACGGGCAAAATACCATCTTTTTCCTACTTAATTGAGTCCAGTAACAAGTTACAGTTACTCTCATTGTAGAGAGAACGAGCAATTAGTGTTACCTGCTTTCCATTCATTCCCGGCTTATCCCATAACACAGCTTCTTGCGACGCCACAAATTCAGCATAATCAATTATGCGTTGTTCGTGATCTGGTTCCTCATAGCCAAAGTATGAGAGCGCATCGTTGTAAGCGTGGTAAGCTGCTTTCTGTAATATCTTGATATCGGCTGTAGGTACTTGCCCCGTGTAGCTAGGATCTAATTGTGTGCTACTGCCATAGAATGCACATGAAAGGTAAGATATTGATTTCTGTTGAGCTTTAGTTCCTTTCTCATAGTTTTTAGCTGTTACCGCCTGAACTGGGACGCTAACAAAGCTTGCAACCAGAATTAAAATTAATACGTAAAAGCTTTTCATTTTGACCTCAGCCGAAACGTTAGAGAGACTATCGAAATTTGTAAAACCCGTGGCGATTCAGTTTGAGATCCTCCCCCTTACATGATTTTTAATCAAATATATGCTTTTGTAAGCATACCTGTTAACCGAATTATTTATTTTTAGAGATCTTCCGACATACTGATTATACCCGCTGAGGAGTTCACCTTGCGTAAAGTCCGATTCGCTTTACTCGTTTGTGCATGTCTATGCTGCATGAGATTGCATGATCGTTTGAGGATCGTTTTTGCTAAGGCCCGCCAGAACTGGCGGGCTTTTGCGTAGATCATGCACCTGCATGAAAACCACTACATAAAGCGGGCAGGCGTGGCGGGGATACGAGCGCGCGGGATGACATAACAGATTGAATTGAAAAATATTGACTAAATGTAAAATGCGAAGGATATTTAGTCCCTCTATGAAGTTTTAGATATGGAAAATGATAGGTTATGAAAACGATATATAGCTATGATTACCAATACTTGCCTAAAGGGTCCACAAGACCAATTGATGACGGAGATATAGTAGGCTGTTCGTCAGAAGAAAATCCTTTTCTTCTACTTCCCAATGTAGGTGATTTTGTCTCTATATGTAATGACAATAGTCGGTCTTCGTTTAGTGGTATTGTTAAAACTAGATATTTCACTTATACGAGAATAAGTGAGGAGTGCGTACAATGTTCAATTAATATTGTAGTTGCAGAATCTGATGTAGATTGGGGTACTCTTATTAAAGAATAATATGGGGCGTCTGCGTAAGTGGGCGCTATTAAAATAAAATGGAATCTTGTAATGTATGGTTAAATTTAATAATAACTTTGATTTTCCATTGGTAACAATACTGACGGTGTTGCTATTTATATTGGCATATTTTTTTAAACTTGGTGAGGCCGTTTATTTTGGTTATCCAGCAATACTTATATCATTAGATTTAACGAGTGTTGCGAATATTTCTTTAAAGCTTTTTTTCTATTTTGGTAGTATTGTTATAGGTGTTTTTAATTTTATTTTGAATGATGGTGCGATTAAACTTAATAAAATTAAGTATGTTCTTTGGATTTTTATTGCCATAACAATATTTTCAGTTTTTTTAAGTTTTAAGAGGGGGGAGAAAGACTTAGTTAACTATCTTAATGGTGGTCTTTTTGGTATTTGTTCATGGTTGGTGGTAATGTCGTTGTTCAAAACATTTGAACGAAGTGGTGATTTGATTAATATAGATTTCGTATATGCCATATTAACGGTTTTCTTTATGTCAGTTACTAGTTTTCTTGGAGGGATTAATTATCATAATCAGTTTGCATCTGTTCTATGGAAAACCTTGGATGGAAAAATAGTAGTTGGAGAATATAACGGCAATTTTGTTTTAAAGAAATGCGTAGATGGCAAAGGGGTTTTTAGCTTTAGAGAGGTAAATGGTAGCGAATTTGTTGAGGTTGTAAATTATGTGGAAGGGAAGTTTAATCCAAGGTGCAATAGATAAAGGTGCCAGGGCACCTTTCAAATAATTATTAAAGTTTGTAGGCGTCAAAACTGATAACAGTTTTACCTAACCATATATTCAATTCTTCAAATCTTTTTTGCAATGATGTTAGTTCATTTCTTACAAAAACATTACTCGCCTTCTCCACATCCCCAAACCCTCCAACATTATTAGGCATAATCCCCATCATTTGCGGCGGCACGCGGTGCGCAGCCATCATGTCATCCCGGCTCACGTTCTTGATATTCAAAAATTCATCCTTTGCCGCGACTTCTGACAGAGGAATAATCTGAAGCCCGTCCTTTTTGCCGTTAGGCGAGTACATAAACAGGTTGCGGAAGTTGCCTGGACCTTTGGCGCTTTTCATCGCGTTGCGGAGGTTGTTCACATCTTCCTGGTTCTGCGCGGCGTCGGTCATATACATGATGAAGCCAGCATGACTGCCGTTAATGTAATACTTTCGACGGAACAGCGTGGCGGACTCATTGAGCAGGGCGGACGGAATGGCAGAAAGATAGCCGGGCAAGCCGTAGATCTCCTGGTTAATGTCCGGTTCCATCAGATGAAAAATGCTGCCTTTCGTGAACTGATATGGCTGGGTTGTCATACCGTATTGCACAAACCAGTAGGTATCCAAGTCTAACCCGCGTCGGGTGTATTTTGCCAGCGCAGGCTCAAGGGCGATAACTTCACCGAAGCGGTTCGTGCGTTTCTCCAGGTAGGCGTTACCAAAAACCAAATAGTCCTGCACAAAACGCGAAAAAGCCTGCTGGCTGAGCAGCGGGTGAGGGATGTAGGTGCTGGTCAAAATGTTGCATTTCACCGCAATCGGTGAGCTGTGATGCACGGCGGCACGGAAGGTTCGTGCCAGCCCGTCAAAGCTGACGGGCGGCTCATACCAGCGATCCATCTGTACGCATTCCACATAGTCCAGCAGTTCGCGGCGGTCCAGAACAGGAACGGGATCACCGAAGCTGAATGCTTCGGCTGAAGTCTGGCTTTTATGCTGGTTCTGGTTCGTCGACGCAGCGCGGTTCTTCTTACTCTTTCCCATCAAAAAATCTCCACAATATTGCTGGCATTGGCGGACTCGCCCTGCAGCGGTTCGTTAAACAGTGCGTGCATTGTTGCCCAGGCCAGATCGGCATGGCTGGCTTCTTCGCTGCGGCTGGCTTCATAGGTCGGGCGGTTGCCGCTGGCGGTGGTGGCGCGACGGATTGCCATGAATGACTGCGCAATGTCGGTGTGTCCGGCGTCAAATTCCAGGCGGCGGTGACTGATAATGTCGTAGGCCTTGAGTACCAGGGCGTTTTTAACGTTGGGGTTGTAGACAAACTCCCGGACGGCAGGAAAAAACGCTTTCACGTTCTCGTAAACCCCGTGACCGACGCCGGTCGAGTCGATGCCGATATAGGTCACGTTATACTGTTCGGTCAGTTTTTTGATGGCGTCAGCCTGGGCGCGGAAGTCCATTCCGCGCCACTGGTGACGCTCAAGAATGCGGAACTTACCGCCCTGCACGGCTGGCGGTGCCACCACCACGCATCCGGCGCTGTCGCCGTTCTGCGTACCTTTTGCCGGGTCATAACCGATCCACACTTCGCGCCAGCCAAACGGGCGCAGGGCCAGTGCATGAAAGTCGGTCCAGACTTCCCAACTGTCCACCATGCACGCCTGCAGCTCGCTGAGCGGGAACACGGACGCGAGATCGTCCACGAACTCACACATCAGCAGGTTCTGGTATTCGTCCGGGCTGTATTCCATGCGCAACTGGTCAAGGTCGAACAGGTTACAGCCGCCGCGCACCGCATCTTCTACGGTGACTATCTGGCGGTATTGCCCGTCTGCGCACAGCAGGCCGGGGGCCAGATTGCTGTGGGACAGGTCGATGTCCACCTTGTCGGCTTTGTTGCGTCCACGGTTGAACAGCGCACCGGACCAGAACGGATAAGCACTGTGGGTCAGGCTGGATGGCGTGGAAAAATAGGTTTGTCGCCATTTTTTGTGAATAGCCATACCGGAAGCCACTTTGCGCAGCTCCTGGAATTTCGGGATCCAGAAATATTCATCCAGATACAGGTTGCCGTGGTAACTCTGGGCAGTGCGGGCATTGGTGCCGAGGAAGTAAAGCGTGGCCCCGTTAGGAAGCACCATCGGATCACCTTTCAGCTCCACCTCGACTTCTTTGGCAAAATCGATGATGTACTGCTTAAAGACGTGAGCCTGTGCCTTACTGGCAGAAAGGAAAATCTGGTTACGTCCGGTAAGCAGGGCGTCAATCAGGGCTTCACGGGCAAAATAGAAGGTCGCGCCGATCTGGCGTGACTTTAGCAGGTTGCGGATGCGGTTGGTTTTTCCGGCTTCCCACCAGTGGCGCTGGTAGTTGAACATGGAGGAATGGAAGATTTCTTCCAGCTTCTCAATCTGTTCATCGGTGAAAACGTTCTTTTCCGGCTGACGACGCGGGCCTTTGTTGCGGTTGGCGACGTTAGGGTTTAAGTCGGCTTCGTTGCCGCCATTGTTAAACTTGCCGATCCGCGCGTGGCGCTCCGACTGGCGCGCCAGCAGGTCAATCTCTTTGAAATCTTTCCCTTCTTTGTGCTCCTTCATAATGAGCTGGCAGTAGCGTGCGGCGGTGGTGAGCTGCATCTGATCCAGCGGCCCATAGTCACCCCACTTGTCGCGTTTTTTCCAGCTGTGAACGGTTGCAACTTTCTCGCCCAGCATTTCAGCAATGCGGGCTACGCGGTATCCCTGAAAGTACAGCAGCATGGCCTGCCGACGGGGATCGAGATCTGCGGGTGTCAGTGTGGTGTTCATGGCACAAACCTACAGCCTTGAATGAAGGCTTTCCCCGCCTGCGGTTTGTGTGGTTCTCGGTACAAATACCGCGCATTGTTTCACTGCCCCCATCACCGCAACCATAAGGCTCCAGTAAGTTTTTTCTAACGGAGCACGGCTCATGACAGTGAAAGCAAAGCGTTTTCGCATCGGGGTGGAAGGTGCCACCACCGACGGACGCGAAATCCAGCGTGAATGGCTGGAACAGATGGCAGCCAGCTACAACCCGGCGGTGTATACCGCGCTGATTAACCTTGAGCACATCAAGTCTTATCTGCCGGACAGCACCTTTAACCGCTACGGCAAGGTGACGGAGCTGTTTGCTGAAGAAATCACGGAAGGTCCGCTGGCAGGCAAGATGGCGCTGTATGCCGACGTTGAGCCAACGGAGTCCCTGGTGGAACTGGTGAAAAAAGGCCAGAAATTATTCACCTCTATGGAAGTCAGCCCGAAGTTCGCTGATACGGGCAAAGCCTACCTGGTCGGCCTGGCTGCCACTGATGACCCTGCCAGTCTGGGTACGGAAATGCTGACATTCAGCGCCAGTGCAGCCCATAACCCACTGGCAAACCGCAAGCAGAATCCTGCCAATCTCTTTACCGCTGCAGAAGAAACGGTGATCGAACTGGAAGAAATCCAGGACGATAAACCGTCCCTGTTTGCCCGTGTCACGGCGCTGTTTACCAAAAAAGAGCAGTCCGATGACGCCCGGTTCTCTGATGTGCATAAGGCCGTGGAGCTGGTCGCCACTGAGCAGCAGAACCTGAGCGCACGCACCGAAAAATCCCTGTCTGAGCAGGAAGAACGCCTGTCTGAGCTGGAGACAGCCCTGCAGGCACAGCAAACCGCCTTTAACGAACTGGTGGACAAGCTGAGTCATGAAGACAGCCGCCAGGACTACCGCCAGCGTGCAACAGGCGGTAACGCCCCCGTTGACACTCTGACCAATTGCTGATGGAGCACAAAACCCGATGAAGAAGAATACCCGCTTTGCTTTTAACGCTTACCTGCAGCAGCTGGCGCGTCTGAACGGTGTGGCAGTTGAAGAACTGTCCAGCAAGTTCACCGTGGAGCCGTCTGTGCAGCAGACGCTGGAAGACCAGATCCAGCAGTCCGCCGCTTTCCTGACGCTGATTAACGTCACGCCAGTGACTGAGCAGTCCGGTCAGCTGCTGGGGCTGGGTGTTGGCAGCACCATTGCCGGAACCACTGACACCACCGCGAAAGAGCGTGAGCCTGTCGATCCGACGCTGATGGTCGATGTGGAATACAAATGCGAGCAGACCAACTTTGATACGGTGCTGACCTACGCGAAGCTGGACCTGTGGGCGAAATTTCAGGATTTCCAGGTGCGTATCCGTGACGCCATCGTGAAACGTCAGGCACTGGACCGCATCATGATCGGCTTTAACGGCGTGAAGCGTGCGAAAACCTCCAACCGTAGTGAAAACCCGCTGCTGCAGGATGTGAACAAAGGCTGGCTGCAGAAAATCCGTGAGGATGCACCGGATCACGTCATGGGCAGCACCACCACAGGCGGTGAAACCACACCGGGCGCGGTGAAAGTCGGTAAAGGTGGCGAATATGCCAACCTGGACGCTGTGGTGATGGATGCCGTCAATGAGCTTATCGACGTGGTCTACCAGGACGATGACGATCTGGTGGTGATTTGCGGTCGTGAACTGTTGTCTGACAAGTATTTCCCACTGGTCAACAAAGAGCAGGAAAACAGTGAAAAACTGGCTGCCGATATGATCATCAGTCAGAAACGCATGGGTGGCCTGCAGGCCGTGCGTGCGCCGTTCTTTCCGCCGAATGCGCTGCTGATCACCCGTCTGGATAACCTGTCCATCTACTGGCAGGAAGACACCCGCCGCCGTTCAGTTATCGACAACCCGAAACGTGACCGGATTGAAAATTTTGAATCCGTTAACGAAGCCTATGTGGTTGAGGACTACCGCTGCGCCGCACTGGTGGAAAACATCCAGATTGGCGACTTCAGCGCCGCCGCAGCAGAAACCGGAGCGTAATCCATGAGCCTGAGTCCCGCACGGCAGCATCGCCTGCGCGTTCAGGCTGAACAGGCCGCCCGTGAGGGCGGCAGTGTTCGCCACGCGTCGGGCTATGACCTGATGCTGCTGCAACTGGCGGAAGACCGTCGCCGTCTCAAGGGCGTTCAGTCCACGGTGAAAAAAGCGGAAATAAAGGTGGAGCTGCTGCCGAAATATGCCGCCTGGGCGGAGGGCGTCCTGGCTGCCGGAGGCGCTCAACAGGATGACGTGCTGATGTATGTGATGCTGTGGCGCATTGATGCCGGAGATTATGCCGGGGCGCTGGAGATCGGGCGTCATGCCCTGCGTCATGGCTGGGTGATGCCGCTGGGTAACCGCAACGTGCAGACCGTGCTGGCAGAGGAAATGGCAGATGCAGCGCAGAGCGCAATGCTTGCCGCCACCGGCTTTGATGCCGATCTGTTGCTGCAGACGCTGGAGCTGACAGACGGTCTGGATATGCCGGACCAGTCACGGGCGCGTCTGCATAAAGCGATTGGCGCTGTCCTGAGTGAAAGCAATCCGGCTTCCGCCCTTAATCATCTCAACCATGCGTTACAGCTCGATCCCCGCTGTGGCGTGAAAAAAGACAAACAGCAGCTGGAGCGCAGACTGCGCAATGACAGCCGCTGACAGAACGTGCCCCGCGCACGGGCGGCACGGGGTGGCGAAAGGCACTGCCACATCAAAACCCCGTCCACCGCCCTTTATTTCAGGAGAAAGCAGCATGAAGTTTGTTGCGCCAGAACAGGCACCGGAACAGGCGGAAATCATCAGAAATACGCCGTTCTGGCCTGATGTGGACCTGTCGGAGTTTCGCAGTGTCATGCGCACTGACGGCACGGTGACGCAGCCGCGTTTAAAGCAGGTTGCGCTGTCGGCAATTTCGGAGGTCAACGCAGAGCTGTATGAGTTTCGCAGACGCCAGCAGATGCTGGGGTATGCCTCGCTGGCAGAAGTCCCGGCGGAACAACTGGACGGCAAAAGCGAGCGCATTCAGCACTATTTCAACGCGGTTTACTGCTGGGCACGCGCCATGCTCAACGAACGTTACCTGGACTATGACGCCACGGCATCGGGTGTGAAGCGAGGCGAGGAACTGGCAGAAGCCAGCGGTGATTTGTGGCGTGACGCCCGCTGGGCCATCAGCCGGGTACAGGATGCGCCGCACTGCACAGTGGAGCTTATCTGATGAAAGTGCGTGCGCATCAGTATGACACGGTGGACGCGCTTTGCTGGCGTCATTACGGGCGCACGCAGGGTGTCACGGAGCAGGTACTGAAGGCAAATCCGGGGCTTGCCGAACACGGCCCCTTTTTACCTCACGGGCTGCAGGTGGAGCTGCCGGACATTCCGATCACCACCACCGTGCAGACCGTCCAGCTATGGGACTGAATTATGACGCTTGAGCGAATCAGCGCCTTTATCACGTATTGCATCGCCGTCGTGCTGGCCTGGCTGGGCGATTTGTCCATCAAGGATGCCTCAACGCTGGGCGGCCTGATGATTGGTGTACTGATGCTGGCTATCAACTGGTACTACAAACACAAAGCCTACCAGCTTCTGCGCGACGGGCAGATCTCGCGGGAGGACTATGAATCCATCAATCGTTAAACGCTGCCTTGTCGGGGCCGTGCTGGCTATTGCTGCCACGCTGCCGGGTTTTCAGCAGCTTCACACCTCCGTGGAAGGGCTGAAACTGATTGCCGATTACGAAGGTTGTCGTCTGCAGCCGTATCAGTGCAGCGCGGGTGTCTGGACCGACGGCATTGGTAATACATCGGGCGTCATCCCGGGCAAAACCATTACGGAACGACAGGCAGCGGAAGGGCTGATCTCCAACGTGCTGCGTGTGGAGCGGGCGCTGGAAAGGTGTGTGAAGCAACAGCCGCCGCAGAAGGTGTATGACGCTGCGGTGTCGTTTGCCTTCAACGTGGGAACGGGAAATGCCTGCAGTTCCACACTGGTGAAATTACTCAATCAGCGGCGCTGGGCGGATGCGTGCCGACAGTTGCCGCGCTGGGTTTATGTAAAAGGTGTTTTTAATCAGGGGCTGGATAACCGCCGTGCGCGGGAGATGGCCTGGTGCCTTAAAGGAGCTGGACTATGACGCGTGCTCTGGCAGTAGTGGTGGCGCTGGCACTCGTTGCGCTGGGCTGGCAGTCGAGGCGGCTTAACAGCGCCAGCCACACCATCGAAACGCAGCGCGCGGCGCTGAAAAGTAAAGCGCAGGAACTAACGAAGAAAAATAGCCAGCTGATCGGTCTGTCCATTCTGGCTGAAACCAACAACCGGGAGCAGGCGCGGCTCTATGCCGACGCAGAACAGACCAGCGCACTGCTGAGACAACGACAACACCGGATTGAGGAACTGAAACGTGAGAACGAGGATTTACGCCGCTGGGCTGATACTCCTTTGCCTGCTGACATTATCCGGCTGCGGGAACGCCCCACGCTCACCGGAGGTGCAGCTTACCGTCAGTGGTTGTCCGCGAGTGACGCCGTGTCGGCTGGAGCAGGCAGCGCCGCGCACTAATGGTGATCTGAACGCGTTGCTGGATGAAACGGAGGCTGCCTGGGCGGTCTGTGCAGACAAAGTGGACATGATTATTGCGTGTCAGGAGCGAAACAGTGAACAAACCACAATCCCTGCGCCACGCCCTCAATAAAGCGGTGCCTTATGTCCGCAATAACCCGGACAAACTGCATCTGTTTGTGGATAACGGTTCGCTGGTTGCCACAGGGGCCAGCTCCATGTCGTGGGAGTACCGTTACACCCTGAACGCGGTGATTGAGGATTTCAGCGGCGACCAGAATCTGCTGATGGCCCCGGTTTTGCTGTGGCTGAGGGATAACCAGCCCGATGCCATCAATAACCCGGCGTTACGGGAAAAACTATTCACCTTTGAGGTGGATATTCTGCGCAACGATGTCTGTGATATCAGCCTGAACCTGCAACTGACGGAGCGTGTGCTGGTCCGCACTGACGGCAGTGTGTCGAGCGTTGAAGCTGTAGCAGAACCCGATGAACCTGAAGAAATGTGGACGGTGAAACGTGGCTGAACTGCAGAAGGTGGACGACTGGTTGAGTGCCTTGCTGGCGAATCTGGAACCAGCCACGAGAAGTCGCATGATGCGCCAGCTGGCGCAGGAACTGCGCAGGACACAACAGAAGAACATCAGGATGCAGCGCAATCCAGATGGCAGTAGTTATGAACCGCGACGGGTAACAGCACGCAGTAAAAAGGGGCGTATCAAACGTCAGATGTTTGCAAAGCTGCGCACCACAAAATACCTGAAAACTGCCGCCAGCGCCGATTCTGCCAGCGTGCAGTTTGAAGGTAAGGTACAGCGCATTGCCCGTGTTCACCATTACGGCCTGCGTGATCGCGTCAGCCGCAAAGGACCGGAGGTCCGTTATGCAGAGCGGCAGTTACTTGGCATAGATTCTAAAATAACCGCCGTTATTCGTAATAAGCTATTTGAGTTTATTAAATAAAAACTCTCAGGATTGTGATAAATGTATTAAACATTGACAAAAATATTTAATGTCGTCACATATTTCATCTTTATTCATGTGTTCCAAAACTTCATCTCGAGTAATTGAGAAGTTATGTTTTAGTGAATTTTCGCCACTAATGAAAATTTCTTTTCCATGTGCGTCTTTTAAGGCTGCAGCTATATCTGTAGATGTTATCGAATCAGGGATAGCTAACGCATGTCTATCTCTAAAGAAATTACGTATATCTTCTTCAGATGTGTCTGCAGCTCTTGCGATGGCTGATATATCTAGAAAGTAATTTTCAATGTGTCTGCGACGCCATTTCATGGCTAAAAAATCACTATCGCCGTGATTTGTTGATTTATCTTTAAGATCAGCTCCTACAGAATGGTCGCTATCATCATCACGATCGCGCATGCTAATGGCTTTTAAGTCAGGAATTTCATTTTTTAATTGTTTGTATAATTGAAATCTTTCTGAAGATTTTCCAGTCCAAAGCCATGTGACAATATTTTTGGGCCATGTTAGTTCTAACTTTTCAAATATTTTTTTTAGGAATCTTTCATCGCTAACACCTTCAACAATCAACAATTTTTTGTCTTCGGTAAGCTTATGGATTTTAGGGCTAAAGATCGTGCCAATTCCACTTAATAGACCTATTTTTTCATTATCAGATCCAAGGTATTTCCCTCTGGACTTTGATAGTGCCAAAATTTTCTGTGGTTCATAAGCCCTGATTAATTCAGTAGAGTGTGTTGCCAATAGGACCTGCTTTCCTTTTTTAATTGTTATCTCTTCTAAACGTTCAGTTAGATTTTTCTGTAATTGTGTATGCAGGTGAGCATCTGGTTCATCTAGTAGAATGACATTAAATTCTTCTGATAAGGCCAATGTATATACACTTAACCATTGAAGAAAACCGCTTCCTTCAACCATAATATCTCTAGCATTGAAGTTTTTGTGTTTTTTAAATTGATAACCATTGACAACGCCAGCGACACATTCAATTTTTAAGTAACTATGATATTGTTCATTAAATGGAGTTACTTCAAGTTTTAAAGAAAAAAGGTCAAAGAGTGTTTTTTGTAATATTTCCCAAGGATCTGTTTCCCTTAATAAATTAAGGTCTTTATTGGCGATTTTGTTTCGCCCTTCTTTTAACTTCCGGCGTTTGTTTTGATTCTCTAAGTGAATATCGTAAATAGAATTTCTGATTACTCCACCAGAAAGCCCCTGACCGATTAGTCGATTCCTCATTGCTGGGCTAAGACGGCTTTCTCGGTCTGTAATACCTGCAAATGGAGGGAGATAAGCGATCTGGGGTATATTCTCATTATTTGGAGAACCATCGTCATTCTGTATTTCTTGTAAAGCAAGGTTGCTAGATGTATTTTTTATAAATAATCTATCATTTGCTAATGATAAACCGATCTCTAAAAACTTCTCATTTTTTAAAATATCATCCCAAAAAAGCTTTATCTTTAGAGTATAACCATCATCTTCTGTTTGTTTTTGAGATTTTAAATTGGTCCATAAGTGGCTTAAAGACGGTATAAACATCGGCGTGAAATCGACAATGCCTAGTCCGACACCTTGATTTGTCGCATTTTCAGTCCAACTCACTCTTCCTTTTTCAATTTCTAAAAGAGTCTTACAGAATTGCCACGTTGCCATTGCTTGCAGTAACGATGACTTACCGGAATTGTTCCCGCCGACTAGGAGGCTTAATTCGTCATTTAATTGTATTGTTGAGTTTTTATATTTTTTGAATTTCTTAAGCTCTACTTTTTTTATGTACATAGTGGAGATACCTAACCTTTATTAAACCAAATCGCCTCATCATGAGAACTGGGACAGTTTACTATCTACTGAATTGTTTCTAAAGAGAATTGTATCAAGTTCCAGACAATTACAATCCATTTGGGACACGCCCAATATGTGGCAATTTTTTAAGCTATGAATGCACAATTAACCGAAATCATGCGCCTTATCACTAACCTGATCCGCACTGGTGTAGTCACCGAAGTGGACCGGGAAAACTGGCTTTGCCGGGTGAAAACGGGCGACCTTGAAACCAACTGGATCAGCTGGCTGACGCTGCGTGCCGGGAATGCCCGCACATGGTGGCGACCATCGGAAGGTGAGCAGGTGGTGGTGCTGAGTCTGGCAGGCAATCTGGAAACCGCGTTTGCGCTGCCCGCCATCTATTCGAATCAGTTCGCTCCACCGTCGACGTCGGCAGACGCCTGCGTGACAGAACATCCTGACGGCGGCTGGTTTGAATACGAACCCACCACCGGGCGCTGGTATGTCAGGGGCATCAAATCCATGGTCATTGAGACTGCCGACAACATCACCCTGAAAACCAGTGAGTTTGTGCTGGAGGCTGACCGCACGCGTATTAACAGCGAAGTAGTGATCAATGGTGGCGTTACCCAGGGCGGCGGAGTGATGAGTTCTAACGGGATCGTCGTTGATGCGCATCAGCATACTGGCGTCCTGAAAGGCGGCGACACAACCGGAGGCCCGGTATGACGCTTTATAGCGGGATGAACAATACCAGCGGTAAAGCCATTACTGATATTGACCATCTGCGCCAGTCGGTGCGGGACATTCTGCTGACACCGCAGGGTAGCCGTATTGCCCGTCGTGAATATGGCTCCCTGCTGTTGGCGCTAATAGACCAGCCACAAAATCCGGCGTTACGCCTGCAGGTCATGTCGGCAGTGTATGTGGCGCTGAGTCGCTGGGAGCCACGGCTGACGCTGGATTCCATCACCATTAACAGCAATTTTGACGGTTCAATGGTGGTGGAGCTGACCGGGCGGCGTAATAACGGTGTGCCTGTTTCCCTTTCCGTATCAACAGGAGCAGAGAATGGCAGTGATTGACCTTTCGCAGTTGCCTGCGCCGCAGATTGTGGATGTGCCGGACTTTGAGACGCTGCTTGCCGAACGCAAGGCCGAATTTGTTGCGCTTCATCCGAAAGATGAGCAGGAAGCAGTGATCCGCACGCTTGAACTGGAATCTGAACCCGTCACCAAATTGCTGCAGGAGAACGCTTACCGTGAGTTGCTTCTGCGCCAGCGCATTAACGAAGCCGCGCAGGCTGTGATGGTGGCTTACGCTATGGGCAGCGATCTTGACCAGCTCGCTGCCAACTACAACGTGAAACGCCTGACGGTGACGCCTGCTGATAATGACGCTGTGCCGCCCGTTGCAGCTGTGATGGAAAGCGATGAAGCGTTACGCCTGCGTGTGCCTGCAGCCTTTGAAGGGCTTTCAGTTGCGGGGCCAACTGCAGCTTATGAATTTCATGCCCGAAGCGCCGACGGTCGGGTGGCGGATGCCAGTGCAACCAGCCCGGCACCTGCAGAGGTGGTGCTGACTGTCCTTAGCCGCGAAGGCGATGGAACTGCAGAAAAAGATCTGCTGGACGTGGTGGAAAAAGCTCTGAACAGTGAGAACGTCCGCCCGGTGGCTGACCGTCTGACGGTTCGCAGCGCAGAAATCATCCCGTATCGCGTGGAAGCCACCATTTTTCTCTATCCGGGACCGGAAGCAGAGCCGGTAATGGCAGCGGCAAAAGCCAGCCTGCAGAAGTACATCGCCAGTCAGACGCGTCTTGGTCGGGATATTCGCCGTAGCGCCATCTTTGCCGCACTGCATGTTGAGGGTGTGCAGCGTGTGGAGCTGGCTTCTCCTCTGGCGGATGTGGTCCTGAACAAAACACAGGCGGCATCATGTACGCAGTGGAGCGTAACCAACGGAGGAACGGATGAATAGTCTGCTGCCACCGGGTTCAACACCACTGGAGCGCCGACTGGCGCAAACCTGCAGCGGGATTTCTGATCTGCAGGTGCCGCTTCGTGACTTGTGGAATCCGGCAACCTGCCCGGTCAGTTTCCTGCCTTATCTCGCCTGGGCGTTCTCTGTGGATCGCTGGGACGAGGGCTGGACAGAAAGCGTCAAGCGCCAGGTGGTGAAGGATGCTTTTTATATTCATCAGCATAAAGGGACCACCAGTGCCGTGCGTCGGGTGGTGGAGCCGTTCGGCTTTCTGATCCGCATTATTGAGTGGTGGCAGACCGGAGAGACACCGGGCACGTTTCGTCTGGATATCGGCGTGCAGGACCAGGGCATCACTGAAGATACCTATCTGGAACTTGAGCGACTGATAAGCGATGCCAAACCATGTAGCCGTCACATGATCGGCATGTCCATCAACCTGCAGACCAGCGGCCCGCATTGGGTGGGAGCCGCCAGCTATCTTGGCGAAGAAATCACGATCTATCCGTATATCAACGAAACAATTATTTCCGGCGGCACCGCGCATGAAGGCGGGGCGGTCCATGTTATTGACACAATGAGAGTGAATCCATGAGCACAAAATTTTATACCCTGCTGACGGATATTGGCGCGGCGAAACTTGCCAGCGCCGCCGCGCTCGGTGTGCCTTTAAAAATTACCCATATGGCGGTCGGCGATGGCGGCGGAACATTGCCAACGCCGGACGCAAAGCAGACAGCATTAGTAAATGAGAAACGCCGGGCTGCGCTGAATATGCTCTATATCGACCCGCAGAACAGCAGCCAGATTATTGCTGAACAGGTGATCCCTGAAAACGAGGGCGGTTGGTGGATACGTGAAGTGGGCCTGTTTGATGAGTCCGGGGCATTGATTGCCGTGGGCAACTGCCCGGAAAGCTATAAGCCGCAACTGGCTGAAGGCAGCGGGCGTACCCAGACCGTGCGCATGGTGCTGATTACCAGCAGCACGGACAATATCACCCTGAAAATCGACCCTGCCGTAGTGCTGGCAACCCGCAAGTATGTGGATGACAAGGTACTGGAGCTGAAGGTGTACGTAGATGACCTGATGGCAAAACATCTTGCTGCACAGGACCCACATTCACAGTACGCGCCAAAAGCCAGCCCGACATTTACCGGAACCCCCAAAGCGCCAACGCCAGCGGCGGGGAATAATACCACGCGGGTTGCGACCACTGCGTTTGTACAGGCGGCACTGACGGCCCTTATTAATGGTGCGCCAGCCACGCTGGACACGCTGAAAGAAATAGCCGCAGCCATTAACAATGATCCGAATTTCAGTACCACCATTAACAATGCGCTGGCACTAAAAGCACCGTTGTCGAGTCCGGCACTCACCGGAACGCCAACAGCCCCCACGGCGGCGCAGTCGGTCAACAATACACAGATTGCCACTACGGCTTTTGTGAAATCGGCGATTGCAGGAATGGTGGGTTCTGCACCTGCTGCACTGGATACACTGAACGAACTGGCGGCGGCACTGGGGAATGATCCGAACTTTGCCACGACAATGCTTAATGCGCTGGCAGGTAAACAACCGCTGGACAATACGCTTACCAATTTGAGTGGAAAGGATGTGGCTGGTCTTCTCGCATACCTTGGTTTGGGAGAAGGTGCTCCAGCTATTGGCGTTCCGTTCTTCTGGCCGTCCGCCGCAATGCCAAATACTGTAATCGACAGTTGGTCCAGTATGGTGTTTTTGAAGTTCAACGGCGCGAAATTCTCTGCCACTGATTACCCTGTGCTGGCGAAAGTGTTTCCGGCGCTAGCATTACCTGACGCACGGGGTGATTTCATTCGTATCTGGGATGATGGGCGCGGGATTGATGTCGGACGTACCCTACTTTCAGGGCAATCACACACAATTATGGATCATGCACACAATATGGAGTTGTGGACGGGGGACGGGCTTGCCGCAGGAAGTGCACGGGAGGGAGTAAACCCAGGAATACTGGCCACATACGGTGACGGGGGAATAGTTAAAACGGACGAACCCGGTCTTAAGGTGCCTTCCTCACTACGAGCTCTTAGCTCTCGTAGTGTTAAACGTTATGGTGAAATTAGTGGAAATGTAGATACAGAAACCCGTCCACGAAATATTGCATTTAACTTTCTGGTGAGGGCTAAATAATGAAACCTGTTTTTGATGAAAATGGGCTGGCTACAGTGCCGGGCGATATGCGTTGTTTTTATTATAATGCAGTAACGTATGAATATACCGGCTGGTCTGATGAATATATTAATACTGGCGTAAGTATACCCGCCTGTTCCACTGGTATTGACCCGGGCGAAAACATTCCGGGAAAAGTGGCAGTATTTACGGGTAAGGGATGGAGCCATGAAGAAGACCATCGCAATGAGACCGTTTACTCAACTGAAAATGGCGCAGCTGTTACAGTGGATTATATCGGTGCCATCAAAGACGGTTATGTCACGCTTTCACCGTTAACGCCATACGATAAATGGGATGGTGAGAAATGGGTGACGGATACCGAGGCACAGCATAGCGCCGCAGTAGAAGCGGCAGAAGCACAGCGCCAGTCGCTGATTGATGCTGCAATGGCTTCCATCAGTCTGATTCAACTGAAATTACAGGCTGGGCGGAAGCTGACGCAGCCAGAAAACACCCGACTTAACGCTGTGCTGGATTACATTGACGCGGTGACGGCAACAGATACCAGCACAGCGCCGGACGTCATCTGGCCTGAACTGCCGGAGGCGTAGGCCATTCAATATCTGGCGCACCGGAAGTATCGACCAGTTCCAGTGCGTCCAGATAATCCAGCCACAAATTATATTGCGCCAGTTCCTCACCTTTCAGCCGGCCAATAGCCGCTTTACCAGGCCATTGTTTACTGTTCATATAATCGTTGGCCTGATTAATCAGTTGCTGCTTTTCCAGTTCGGCTGCAGCAATCTGTTCCTCATGTGTTGGTGGTGGAATTTCAGACCATGCAGGAAAACCATTTTCTCCAGCGATACGGATTTTTCCTTTCGGCGGTAATCCGGAAAACTCAATATACACTTGCTCATCAACTTCAACAGCATCATCTGGCCATGAGTCAGCTTGAGTGTAATCCTCTTTCATCTCCAGCGGATAGAAAGAGTTTGTAGTCGCGGAATATATGTAATTCATTTTTCACTCCATATAGCTAAATTAACAGCCTAACGCTAAAAATGAAGCGCCGAGGCCAGGAGTACTGGCTCTGGATATAAATTTAACCGGGTCGGGACTAAAACCTGCACAGGCAATATAACCAACAGCCCCGCTATCTGGTGTGTAGTCTTGTGAGACCAAAACACGCAGACATCTGTTTGGAAATGCAATCGGGAAATGGGTTACTACATCCTGTGCAATGCCTGGTGCGCCGATTGAGCCCCACTGAAGAATAAAACCTGATGGTAATTTTTGATATCCAGTACCTGAAACAGAAAGCGTGAAGCTACCCATATCAGGTATCTGATTCGCCCCTGTCCCTACATTCCTTTTAGCCGCTTTTCCCAAACCAAGGTATGCGAGAAGACCAGCCACATCCTTTCCACTCAAATTGGTAAGCGTATTGTCCAGCGGTTGTTTACCTGCCAGCGCATTAAGCATTGTCGTGGCAAAGTTCGGATCATTCCCCAGTGCCGCCGCCAGTTCGTTCAGTGTATCCAGTGCAGCAGGTGCAGAACCCACCATTCCTGCAATCGCCGATTTCACAAAAGCCGTAGTGGCAATCTGTGTATTGTTGACCGACTGCGCCGCCGTGGGGGCTGTTGGCGTTCCGGTGAGTGCCGGACTCGACAACGGTGCTTTTAGTGCCAGCGCATTGTTAATGGTGGTACTGAAATTCGGATCATTGTTAATGGCTGCGGCTATTTCTTTCAGCGTGTCCAGCGTGGCTGGCGCACCATTAATAAGGGCCGTCAGTGCCGCCTGTACAAACGCAGTGGTCGCAACCCGCGTGGTATTATTCCCCGCCGCTGGCGTTGGCGCTTTGGGGGTTCCGGTAAATGTCGGGCTGGCTTTTGGCGCGTACTGTGAATGTGGGTCCTGTGCAGCAAGATGTTTTGCCATCAGGTCATCTACGTACACCTTCAGCTCCAGTACCTTGTCATCCACATACTTGCGGGTTGCCAGCACTACGGCAGGGTCGATTTTCAGGGTGATATTGTCCGTGCTGCTGGTAATCAGCACCATGCGCACGGTCTGGGTACGCCCGCTGCCTTCAGCCAGTTGCGGCTTATAGCTTTCCGGGCAGTTGCCCACGGCAATCAATGCCCCGGACTCATCAAACAGGCCCACTTCACGTATCCACCAACCGCCCTCGTTTTCAGGGATCACCTGTTCAGCAATAATCTGGCTGCTGTTCTGCGGGTCGATATAGAGCATATTCAGCGCAGCCCGGCGTTTCTCATTTACTAATGCTGTCTGCTTTGCGTCCGGCGTTGGCAATGTTCCGCCGCCATCGCCGACCGCCATATGGGTAATTTTTAAAGGCACACCGAGCGCGGCGGCGCTGGCAAGTTTCGCCGCGCCAATATCCGTCAGCAGGGTATAAAATTTTGTGCTCATGGATTCACTCTCATTGTGTCAATAACATGGACCGCCCCGCCTTCATGCGCGGTGCCGCCGGAAATAATTGTTTCGTTGATATACGGATAGATCGTGATTTCTTCGCCAAGATAGCTGGCGGCTCCCACCCAATGCGGGCCGCTGGTCTGCAGGTTGATGGACATGCCGATCATGTGACGGCTACATGGTTTGGCATCGCTTATCAGTCGCTCAAGTTCCAGATAGGTATCTTCAGTGATGCCCTGGTCCTGCACGCCGATATCCAGACGAAACGTGCCCGGTGTCTCTCCGGTCTGCCACCACTCAATAATGCGGATCAGAAAGCCGAACGGCTCCACCACCCGACGCACGGCACTGGTGGTCCCTTTATGCTGATGAATATAAAAAGCATCCTTCACCACCTGGCGCTTGACGCTTTCTGTCCAGCCCTCGTCCCAGCGATCCACAGAGAACGCCCAGGCGAGATAAGGCAGGAAACTGACCGGGCAGGTTGCCGGATTCCACAAGTCACGAAGCGGCACCTGCAGATCAGAAATCCCGCTGCAGGTTTGCGCCAGTCGGCGCTCCAGTGGTGTTGAACCCGGTGGCAGCAGACTATTCATCCGTTCCTCCGTTGGTTACGCTCCACTGCGTACATGATGCCGCCTGTGTTTTGTTCAGGACCACATCCGCCAGAGGAGAAGCCAGCTCCACACGCTGCACACCCTCAACATGCAGTGCGGCAAAGATGGCGCTACGGCGAATATCCCGACCAAGACGCGTCTGACTGGCGATGTACTTCTGCAGGCTGGCTTTTGCCGCTGCCATTACCGGCTCTGCTTCCGGTCCCGGATAGAGAAAAATGGTGGCTTCCACGCGATACGGGATGATTTCTGCGCTGCGAACCGTCAGACGGTCAGCCACCGGGCGGACGTTCTCACTGTTCAGAGCTTTTTCCACCACGTCCAGCAGATCTTTTTCTGCAGTTCCATCGCCTTCGCGGCTAAGGACAGTCAGCACCACCTCTGCAGGTGCCGGGCTGGTTGCACTGGCATCCGCCACCCGACCGTCGGCGCTTCGGGCATGAAATTCATAAGCTGCAGTTGGCCCCGCAACTGAAAGCCCTTCAAAGGCTGCAGGCACACGCAGGCGTAACGCTTCATCGCTTTCCATCACAGCTGCAACGGGCGGCACAGCGTCATTATCAGCAGGCGTCACCGTCAGGCGTTTCACGTTGTAGTTGGCAGCGAGCTGGTCAAGATCGCTGCCCATAGCGTAAGCCACCATCACAGCCTGCGCGGCTTCGTTAATGCGCTGGCGCAGAAGCAACTCACGGTAAGCGTTCTCCTGCAGCAATTTGGTGACGGGTTCAGATTCCAGTTCAAGCGTGCGGATCACTGCTTCCTGCTCATCTTTCGGATGAAGCGCAACAAATTCGGCCTTGCGTTCGGCAAGCAGCGTCTCAAAGTCCGGCACATCCACAATCTGCGGCGCAGGCAACTGCGAAAGGTCAATCACTGCCATTCTCTGCTCCTGTTGATACGGAAAGGGAAACAGGCACACCGTTATTACGCCGCCCGGTCAGCTCCACCACCATTGAACCGTCAAAATTGCTGTTAATGGTGATGGAATCCAGCGTCAGCCGTGGCTCCCAGCGACTCAGCGCCACATACACTGCCGACATGACCTGCAGGCGTAACGCCGGATTTTGTGGCTGGTCTATTAGCGCCAACAGCAGGGAGCCATATTCACGACGGGCAATACGGCTACCCTGCGGTGTCAGCAGAATGTCCCGCACCGACTGGCGCAGATGGTCAATATCAGTAATGGCTTTACCGCTGGTATTGTTCATCCCGCTATAAAGCGTCATACCGGGCCTCCGGTTGTGTCGCCGCCTTTCAGGACGCCAGTATGCTGATGCGCATCAACGACGATCCCGTTAGAACTCATCACTCCGCCGCCCTGGGTAACGCCACCATTGATCACTACTTCGCTGTTAATACGCGTGCGGTCAGCCTCCAGCACAAACTCACTGGTTTTCAGGGTGATGTTGTCGGCAGTCTCAATGACCATGGATTTGATGCCCCTGACATACCAGCGCCCGGTGGTGGGTTCGTATTCAAACCAGCCGCCGTCAGGATGTTCTGTCACGCAGGCGTCTGCCGACGTCGACGGTGGAGCGAACTGATTCGAATAGATGGCGGGCAGCGCAAACGCGGTTTCCAGATTGCCTGCCAGACTCAGCACCACCACCTGCTCACCTTCCGATGGTCGCCACCATGTGCGGGCATTCCCGGCACGCAGCGTCAGCCAGCTGATCCAGTTGGTTTCAAGGTCGCCCGTTTTCACCCGGCAAAGCCAGTTTTCCCGGTCCACTTCGGTGACTACACCAGTGCGGATCAGGTTAGTGATAAGGCGCATGATTTCGGTTAATTGTGCATTCATAGCTTAAAAAATTGCCACATATTGGGCGTGTCCCAAATGGATTGTAATTGTCTGGAACTTGATACAATTCTCTTTAGAAACAATTCAGTAGATAGTAAACTGTCCCAGTTCTCATGATGAGGCGATTTGGTTTAATAAAGGTTAGGTATCTCCACTATGTACATAAAAAAAGTAGAGCTTAAGAAATTCAAAAAATATAAAAACTCAACAATACAATTAAATGACGAATTAAGCCTCCTAGTCGGCGGGAACAATTCCGGTAAGTCATCGTTACTGCAAGCAATGGCAACGTGGCAATTCTGTAAGACTCTTTTAGAAATTGAAAAAGGAAGAGTGAGTTGGACTGAAAATGCGACAAATCAAGGTGTCGGACTAGGCATTGTCGATTTCACGCCGATGTTTATACCGTCTTTAAGCCACTTATGGACCAATTTAAAATCTCAAAAACAAACAGAAGATGATGGTTATACTCTAAAGATAAAGCTTTTTTGGGATGATATTTTAAAAAATGAGAAGTTTTTAGAGATCGGTTTATCATTAGCAAATGATAGATTATTTATAAAAAATACATCTAGCAACCTTGCTTTACAAGAAATACAGAATGACGATGGTTCTCCAAATAATGAGAATATACCCCAGATCGCTTATCTCCCTCCATTTGCAGGTATTACAGACCGAGAAAGCCGTCTTAGCCCAGCAATGAGGAATCGACTAATCGGTCAGGGGCTTTCTGGTGGAGTAATCAGAAATTCTATTTACGATATTCACTTAGAGAATCAAAACAAACGCCGGAAGTTAAAAGAAGGGCGAAACAAAATCGCCAATAAAGACCTTAATTTATTAAGGGAAACAGATCCTTGGGAAATATTACAAAAAACACTCTTTGACCTTTTTTCTTTAAAACTTGAAGTAACTCCATTTAATGAACAATATCATAGTTACTTAAAAATTGAATGTGTCGCTGGCGTTGTCAATGGTTATCAATTTAAAAAACACAAAAACTTCAATGCTAGAGATATTATGGTTGAAGGAAGCGGTTTTCTTCAATGGTTAAGTGTATATACATTGGCCTTATCAGAAGAATTTAATGTCATTCTACTAGATGAACCAGATGCTCACCTGCATACACAATTACAGAAAAATCTAACTGAACGTTTAGAAGAGATAACAATTAAAAAAGGAAAGCAGGTCCTATTGGCAACACACTCTACTGAATTAATCAGGGCTTATGAACCACAGAAAATTTTGGCACTATCAAAGTCCAGAGGGAAATACCTTGGATCTGATAATGAAAAAATAGGTCTATTAAGTGGAATTGGCACGATCTTTAGCCCTAAAATCCATAAGCTTACCGAAGACAAAAAATTGTTGATTGTTGAAGGTGTTAGCGATGAAAGATTCCTAAAAAAAATATTTGAAAAGTTAGAACTAACATGGCCCAAAAATATTGTCACATGGCTTTGGACTGGAAAATCTTCAGAAAGATTTCAATTATACAAACAATTAAAAAATGAAATTCCTGACTTAAAAGCCATTAGCATGCGCGATCGTGATGATGATAGCGACCATTCTGTAGGAGCTGATCTTAAAGATAAATCAACAAATCACGGCGATAGTGATTTTTTAGCCATGAAATGGCGTCGCAGACACATTGAAAATTACTTTCTAGATATATCAGCCATCGCAAGAGCTGCAGACACATCTGAAGAAGATATACGTAATTTCTTTAGAGATAGACATGCGTTAGCTATCCCTGATTCGATAACATCTACAGATATAGCTGCAGCCTTAAAAGACGCACATGGAAAAGAAATTTTCATTAGTGGCGAAAATTCACTAAAACATAACTTCTCAATTACTCGAGATGAAGTTTTGGAACACATGAATAAAGATGAAATATGTGACGACATTAAATATTTTTGTCAATGTTTAATACATTTATCACAATCCTGAGAGTTTTTATTTAATAAACTCAAATAGCTTATTACGAATAACGGCGGTTATTTTAGAATCTATGCCAAGTAACTGCCGCTCTGCATAACGGACCTCCGGTCCTTTGCGGCTGACGCGATCACGCAGGCCGTAATGGTGAACACGGGCAATGCGCTGTACCTTACCTTCAAACTGCACGCTGGCAGAATCGGCGCTGGCGGCAGTTTTCAGGTATTTTGTGGTGCGCAGCTTTGCAAACATCTGACGTTTGATACGCCCCTTTTTACTGCGTGCTGTTACCCGTCGCGGTTCATAACTACTGCCATCTGGATTGCGCTGCATCCTGATGTTCTTCTGTTGTGTCCTGCGCAGTTCCTGCGCCAGCTGGCGCATCATGCGACTTCTCGTGGCTGGTTCCAGATTCGCCAGCAAGGCACTCAACCAGTCGTCCACCTTCTGCAGTTCAGCCACGTTTCACCGTCCACATTTCTTCAGGTTCATCGGGTTCTGCTACAGCTTCAACGCTCGACACACTGCCGTCAGTGCGGACCAGCACACGCTCCGTCAGTTGCAGGTTCAGGCTGATATCACAGACATCGTTGCGCAGAATATCCACCTCAAAGGTGAATAGTTTTTCCCGTAACGCCGGGTTATTGATGGCATCGGGCTGGTTATCCCTCAGCCACAGCAAAACCGGGGCCATCAGCAGATTCTGGTCGCCGCTGAAATCCTCAATCACCGCGTTCAGGGTGTAACGGTACTCCCACGACATGGAGCTGGCCCCTGTGGCAACCAGCGAACCGTTATCCACAAACAGATGCAGTTTGTCCGGGTTATTGCGGACATAAGGCACCGCTTTATTGAGGGCGTGGCGCAGGGATTGTGGTTTGTTCACTGTTTCGCTCCTGACACGCAATAATCATGTCCACTTTGTCTGCACAGACCGCCCAGGCAGCCTCCGTTTCATCCAGCAACGCGTTCAGATCACCATTAGTGCGCGGCGCTGCCTGCTCCAGCCGACACGGCGTCACTCGCGGACAACCACTGACGGTAAGCTGCACCTCCGGTGAGCGTGGGGCGTTCCCGCAGCCGGATAATGTCAGCAGGCAAAGGAGTATCAGCCCAGCGGCGTAAATCCTCGTTCTCACGTTTCAGTTCCTCAATCCGGTGTTGTCGTTGTCTCAGCAGTGCGCTGGTCTGTTCTGCGTCGGCATAGAGCCGCGCCTGCTCCCGGTTGTTGGTTTCAGCCAGAATGGACAGACCGATCAGCTGGCTATTTTTCTTCGTTAGTTCCTGCGCTTTACTTTTCAGCGCCGCGCGCTGCGTTTCGATGGTGTGGCTGGCGCTGTTAAGCCGCCTCGACTGCCAGCCCAGCGCAACGAGTGCCAGCGCCACCACTACTGCCAGAGCACGCGTCATAGTCCAGCTCCTTTAAGGCACCAGGCCATCTCCCGCGCACGGCGGTTATCCAGCCCCTGATTAAAAACACCTTTTACATAAACCCAGCGCGGCAACTGTCGGCACGCATCCGCCCAGCGCCGCTGATTGAGTAATTTCACCAGTGTGGAACTGCAGGCATTTCCCGTTCCCACGTTGAAGGCAAACGACACCGCAGCGTCATACACCTTCTGCGGCGGCTGTTGCTTCACACACCTTTCCAGCGCCCGCTCCACACGCAGCACGTTGGAGATCAGCCCTTCCGCTGCCTGTCGTTCCGTAATGGTTTTGCCCGGGATGACGCCCGATGTATTACCAATGCCGTCGGTCCAGACACCCGCGCTGCACTGATACGGCTGCAGACGACAACCTTCGTAATCGGCAATCAGTTTCAGCCCTTCCACGGAGGTGTGAAGCTGCTGAAAACCCGGCAGCGTGGCAGCAATAGCCAGCACGGCCCCGACAAGGCAGCGTTTAACGATTGATGGATTCATAGTCCTCCCGCGAGATCTGCCCGTCGCGCAGAAGCTGGTAGGCTTTGTGTTTGTAGTACCAGTTGATAGCCAGCATCAGTACACCAATCATCAGGCCGCCCAGCGTTGAGGCATCCTTGATGGACAAATCGCCCAGCCAGGCCAGCACGACGGCGATGCAATACGTGATAAAGGCGCTGATTCGCTCAAGCGTCATAATTCAGTCCCATAGCTGGACGGTCTGCACGGTGGTGGTGATCGGAATGTCCGGCAGCTCCACCTGCAGCCCGTGAGGTAAAAAGGGGCCGTGTTCGGCAAGCCCCGGATTTGCCTTCAGTACCTGCTCCGTGACACCCTGCGTGCGCCCGTAATGACGCCAGCAAAGCGCGTCCACCGTGTCATACTGATGCGCACGCACTTTCATCAGATAAGCTCCACTGTGCAGTGCGGCGCATCCTGTACCCGGCTGATGGCCCAGCGGGCGTCACGCCACAAATCACCGCTGGCTTCTGCCAGTTCCTCGCCTCGCTTCACACCCGATGCCGTGGCGTCATAGTCCAGGTAACGTTCGTTGAGCATGGCGCGTGCCCAGCAGTAAACCGCGTTGAAATAGTGCTGAATGCGCTCGCTTTTGCCGTCCAGTTGTTCCGCCGGGACTTCTGCCAGCGAGGCATACCCCAGCATCTGCTGGCGTCTGCGAAACTCATACAGCTCTGCGTTGACCTCCGAAATTGCCGACAGCGCAACCTGCTTTAAACGCGGCTGCGTCACCGTGCCGTCAGTGCGCATGACACTGCGAAACTCCGACAGGTCCACATCAGGCCAGAACGGCGTATTTCTGATGATTTCCGCCTGTTCCGGTGCCTGTTCTGGCGCAACAAACTTCATGCTGCTTTCTCCTGAAATAAAGGGCGGTGGACGGGGTTTTGATGTGGCAGTGCCTTTCGCCACCCCGTGCCGCCCGTGCGCGGGGCACGTTCTGTCAGCGGCTGTCATTGCGCAGTCTGCGCTCCAGCTGCTGTTTGTCTTTTTTCACGCCACAGCGGGGATCGAGCTGTAACGCATGGTTGAGATGATTAAGGGCGGAAGCCGGATTGCTTTCACTCAGGACAGCGCCAATCGCTTTATGCAGACGCGCCCGTGACTGGTCCGGCATATCCAGACCGTCTGTCAGCTCCAGCGTCTGCAGCAACAGATCGGCATCAAAGCCGGTGGCGGCAAGCATTGCGCTCTGCGCTGCATCTGCCATTTCCTCTGCCAGCACGGTCTGCACGTTGCGGTTACCCAGCGGCATCACCCAGCCATGACGCAGGGCATGACGCCCGATCTCCAGCGCCCCGGCATAATCTCCGGCATCAATGCGCCACAGCATCACATACATCAGCACGTCATCCTGTTGAGCGCCTCCGGCAGCCAGGACGCCCTCCGCCCAGGCGGCATATTTCGGCAGCAGCTCCACCTTTATTTCCGCTTTTTTCACCGTGGACTGAACGCCCTTGAGACGGCGACGGTCTTCCGCCAGTTGCAGCAGCATCAGGTCATAGCCCGACGCGTGGCGAACACTGCCGCCCTCACGGGCGGCCTGTTCAGCCTGAACGCGCAGGCGATGCTGCCGTGCGGGACTCAGGCTCATGGATTACGCTCCGGTTTCTGCTGCGGCGGCGCTGAAGTCGCCAATCTGGATGTTTTCCACCAGTGCGGCGCAGCGGTAGTCCTCAACCACATAGGCTTCGTTAACGGATTCAAAATTTTCAATCCGGTCACGTTTCGGGTTGTCGATAACTGAACGGCGGCGGGTGTCTTCCTGCCAGTAGATGGACAGGTTATCCAGACGGGTGATCAGCAGCGCATTCGGCGGAAAGAACGGCGCACGCACGGCCTGCAGGCCACCCATGCGTTTCTGACTGATGATCATATCGGCAGCCAGTTTTTCACTGTTTTCCTGCTCTTTGTTGACCAGTGGGAAATACTTGTCAGACAACAGTTCACGACCGCAAATCACCACCAGATCGTCATCGTCCTGGTAGACCACGTCGATAAGCTCATTGACGGCATCCATCACCACAGCGTCCAGGTTGGCATATTCGCCACCTTTACCGACTTTCACCGCGCCCGGTGTGGTTTCACCGCCTGTGGTGGTGCTGCCCATGACGTGATCCGGTGCATCCTCACGGATTTTCTGCAGCCAGCCTTTGTTCACATCCTGCAGCAGCGGGTTTTCACTACGGTTGGAGGTTTTCGCACGCTTCACGCCGTTAAAGCCGATCATGATGCGGTCCAGTGCCTGACGTTTCACGATGGCGTCACGGATACGCACCTGGAAATCCTGAAATTTCGCCCACAGGTCCAGCTTCGCGTAGGTCAGCACCGTATCAAAGTTGGTCTGCTCGCATTTGTATTCCACATCGACCATCAGCGTCGGATCGACAGGCTCACGCTCTTTCGCGGTGGTGTCAGTGGTTCCGGCAATGGTGCTGCCAACACCCAGCCCCAGCAGCTGACCGGACTGCTCAGTCACTGGCGTGACGTTAATCAGCGTCAGGAAAGCGGCGGACTGCTGGATCTGGTCTTCCAGCGTCTGCTGCACAGACGGCTCCACGGTGAACTTGCTGGACAGTTCTTCAACTGCCACACCGTTCAGACGCGCCAGCTGCTGCAGGTAAGCGTTAAAAGCAAAGCGGGTATTCTTCTTCATCGGGTTTTGTGCTCCATCAGCAATTGGTCAGAGTGTCAACGGGGGCGTTACCGCCTGTTGCACGCTGGCGGTAGTCCTGGCGGCTGTCTTCATGACTCAGCTTGTCCACCAGTTCGTTAAAGGCGGTTTGCTGTGCCTGCAGGGCTGTCTCCAGCTCAGACAGGCGTTCTTCCTGCTCAGACAGGGATTTTTCGGTGCGTGCGCTCAGGTTCTGCTGCTCAGTGGCGACCAGCTCCACGGCCTTATGCACATCAGAGAACCGGGCGTCATCGGACTGCTCTTTTTTGGTAAACAGCGCCGTGACACGGGCAAACAGGGACGGTTTATCGTCCTGGATTTCTTCCAGTTCGATCACCGTTTCTTCTGCAGCGGTAAAGAGATTGGCAGGATTCTGCTTGCGGTTTGCCAGTGGGTTATGGGCTGCACTGGCGCTGAATGTCAGCATTTCCGTACCCAGACTGGCAGGGTCATCAGTGGCAGCCAGGCCGACCAGGTAGGCTTTGCCCGTATCAGCGAACTTCGGGCTGACTTCCATAGAGGTGAATAATTTCTGGCCTTTTTTCACCAGTTCCACCAGGGACTCCGTTGGCTCAACGTCGGCATACAGCGCCATCTTGCCTGCCAGCGGACCTTCCGTGATTTCTTCAGCAAACAGCTCCGTCACCTTGCCGTAGCGGTTAAAGGTGCTGTCCGGCAGATAAGACTTGATGTGCTCAAGGTTAATCAGCGCGGTATACACCGCCGGGTTGTAGCTGGCTGCCATCTGTTCCAGCCATTCACGCTGGATTTCGCGTCCGTCGGTGGTGGCACCTTCCACCCCGATGCGAAAACGCTTTGCTTTCACTGTCATGAGCCGTGCTCCGTTAGAAAAAACTTACTGGAGCCTTATGGTTGCGGTGATGGGGGCAGTGAAACAATGCGCGGTATTTGTACCGAGAACCACACAAACCGCAGGCGGGGAAAGCCTTCATTCAAGGCTGTAGGTTTGTGCCATGAACACCACACTGACACCCGCAGATCTCGATCCCCGTCGGCAGGCCATGCTGCTGTACTTTCAGGGATACCGCGTAGCCCGCATTGCTGAAATGCTGGGCGAGAAAGTTGCAACCGTTCACAGCTGGAAAAAACGCGACAAGTGGGGTGACTATGGGCCGCTGGATCAGATGCAGCTCACCACCGCCGCACGCTACTGCCAGCTCATTATGAAGGAGCACAAAGAAGGGAAAGATTTCAAAGAGATTGACCTGCTGGCGCGCCAGTCGGAGCGCCACGCGCGGATCGGCAAGTTTAACAATGGCGGCAACGAAGCCGACTTAAACCCTAACGTCGCCAACCGCAACAAAGGCCCGCGTCGTCAGCCGGAAAAGAACGTTTTCACCGATGAACAGATTGAGAAGCTGGAAGAAATCTTCCATTCCTCCATGTTCAACTACCAGCGCCACTGGTGGGAAGCCGGAAAAACCAACCGCATCCGCAACCTGCTAAAGTCACGCCAGATCGGCGCGACCTTCTATTTTGCCCGTGAAGCCCTGATTGACGCCCTGCTTACCGGACGTAACCAGATTTTCCTTTCTGCCAGTAAGGCACAGGCTCACGTCTTTAAGCAGTACATCATCGATTTTGCCAAAGAAGTCGAGGTGGAGCTGAAAGGTGATCCGATGGTGCTTCCTAACGGGGCCACGCTTTACTTCCTCGGCACCAATGCCCGCACTGCCCAGAGTTACCACGGCAACCTGTATCTGGATGAATATTTCTGGATCCCGAAATTCCAGGAGCTGCGCAAAGTGGCTTCCGGTATGGCTATTCACAAAAAATGGCGACAAACCTATTTTTCCACGCCATCCAGCCTGACCCACAGTGCTTATCCGTTCTGGTCCGGTGCGCTGTTCAACCGTGGACGCAACAAAGCCGACAAGGTGGACATCGACCTGTCCCACAGCAATCTGGCCCCCGGCCTGCTGTGCGCAGACGGGCAATACCGCCAGATAGTCACCGTAGAAGATGCGGTGCGCGGCGGCTGTAACCTGTTCGACCTTGACCAGTTGCGCATGGAATACAGCCCGGACGAATACCAGAACCTGCTGATGTGTGAGTTCGTGGACGATCTCGCGTCCGTGTTCCCGCTCAGCGAGCTGCAGGCGTGCATGGTGGACAGTTGGGAAGTCTGGACCGACTTTCATGCACTGGCCCTGCGCCCGTTTGGCTGGCGCGAAGTGTGGATCGGTTATGACCCGGCAAAAGGTACGCAGAACGGCGACAGCGCCGGATGCGTGGTGGTGGCACCGCCAGCCGTGCAGGGCGGTAAGTTCCGCATTCTTGAGCGTCACCAGTGGCGCGGAATGGACTTCCGCGCCCAGGCTGACGCCATCAAAAAACTGACCGAACAGTATAACGTGACCTATATCGGCATCGACTCGACCGGCGTCGGTCACGGGGTTTACGAGAACGTGAAAGCGTTTTTTCCTGCCGTCCGGGAGTTTGTCTACAACCCCAACGTTAAAAACGCCCTGGTACTCAAGGCCTACGACATTATCAGTCACCGCCGCCTGGAATTTGACGCCGGACACACCGACATTGCGCAGTCATTCATGGCAATCCGTCGCGCCACCACCGCCAGCGGCAACCGCCCGACCTATGAAGCCAGCCGCAGCGAAGAAGCCAGCCATGCCGATCTGGCCTGGGCAACAATGCACGCACTGTTTAACGAACCGCTGCAGGGCGAGTCCGCCAATGCCAGCAATATTGTGGAGATTTTTTGATGGGAAAGAGTAAGAAGAACCGCGCTGCGTCGACGAACCAGAACCAGCATAAAAGCCAGACTTCAGCCGAAGCATTCAGCTTCGGTGATCCCGTTCCTGTTCTGGACCGCCGCGAACTGCTGGACTATGTGGAATGCGTACAGATGGATCGCTGGTATGAGCCGCCCGTCAGCTTTGACGGGCTGGCACGAACCTTCCGTGCCGCCGTGCATCACAGCTCACCGATTGCGGTGAAATGCAACATTTTGACCAGCACCTACATCCCTCACCCGCTGCTCAGCCAGCAGGCTTTTTCGCGTTTTGTGCAGGACTATTTGGTTTTTGGTAACGCCTACCTGGAGAAACGCACGAACCGCTTCGGTGAAGTTATCGCCCTTGAGCCTGCGCTGGCAAAATACACCCGACGCGGGTTAGACTTGGATACCTACTGGTTTGTGCAATACGGTATGACAACCCAGCCATATCAGTTCACGAAAGGCAGCATTTTTCATCTGATGGAACCGGACATTAACCAGGAGATCTACGGCTTGCCCGGCTATCTTTCTGCCATTCCGTCCGCCCTGCTCAATGAGTCCGCCACGCTGTTCCGTCGAAAGTATTACATTAACGGCAGTCATGCTGGCTTCATCATGTATATGACCGACGCCGCGCAGAACCAGGAAGATGTGAACAACCTCCGCAACGCGATGAAAAGCGCCAAAGGTCCAGGCAACTTCCGCAACCTGTTTATGTACTCGCCTAACGGCAAAAAGGACGGGCTTCAGATTATTCCTCTGTCAGAAGTCGCGGCAAAGGATGAATTTTTGAATATCAAGAACGTGAGCCGGGATGACATGATGGCTGCGCACCGCGTGCCGCCGCAAATGATGGGGATTATGCCTAATAATGTTGGAGGGTTTGGGGATGTGGAGAAGGCGAGTAATGTTTTTGTAAGAAATGAACTAACATCATTGCAAAAAAGATTTGAAGAATTGAATATATGGTTAGGTAAAACTGTTATCAGTTTTGACGCCTACAAACTTTAATAATTATTTGAAAGGTGCCCTGGCACCTTTATCTATTGCACCTTGGATTAAACTTCCCTTCCACATAATTTACAACCTCAACAAATTCGCTACCATTTACCTCTCTAAAGCTAAAAACCCCTTTGCCATCTACGCATTTCTTTAAAACAAAATTGCCGTTATATTCTCCAACTACTATTTTTCCATCCAAGGTTTTCCATAGAACAGATGCAAACTGATTATGATAATTAATCCCTCCAAGAAAACTAGTAACTGACATAAAGAAAACCGTTAATATGGCATATACGAAATCTATATTAATCAAATCACCACTTCGTTCAAATGTTTTGAACAACGACATTACCACCAACCATGAACAAATACCAAAAAGACCACCATTAAGATAGTTAACTAAGTCTTTCTCCCCCCTCTTAAAACTTAAAAAAACTGAAAATATTGTTATGGCAATAAAAATCCAAAGAACATACTTAATTTTATTAAGTTTAATCGCACCATCATTCAAAATAAAATTAAAAACACCTATAACAATACTACCAAAATAGAAAAAAAGCTTTAAAGAAATATTCGCAACACTCGTTAAATCTAATGATATAAGTATTGCTGGATAACCAAAATAAACGGCCTCACCAAGTTTAAAAAAATATGCCAATATAAATAGCAACACCGTCAGTATTGTTACCAATGGAAAATCAAAGTTATTATTAAATTTAACCATACATTACAAGATTCCATTTTATTTTAATAGCGCCCACTTACGCAGACGCCCCATATTATTCTTTAATAAGAGTACCCCAATCTACATCAGATTCTGCAACTACAATATTAATTGAACATTGTACGCACTCCTCACTTATTCTCGTATAAGTGAAATATCTAGTTTTAACAATACCACTAAACGAAGACCGACTATTGTCATTACATATAGAGACAAAATCACCTACATTGGGAAGTAGAAGAAAAGGATTTTCTTCTGACGAACAGCCTACTATATCTCCGTCATCAATTGGTCTTGTGGACCCTTTAGGCAAGTATTGGTAATCATAGCTATATATCGTTTTCATAACCTATCATTTTCCATATCTAAAACTTCATAGAGGGACTAAATATCCTTCGCATTTTACATTTAGTCAATATTTTTCAATTCAATCTGTTATGTCATCCCGCGCGCTCGTATCCCCGCCACGCCTGCCCGCTTTATGTAGTGGTTTTCATGCAGGTGCATGATCTACGCAAAAGCCCGCCAGTTCTGGCGGGCCTTAGCAAAAACGATCCTCAAACGATCATGCAATCTCATGCAGCATAGACATGCACAAACGAGTAAAGCGAATCGGACTTTACGCAAGGTGAACTCCTCAGCGGGTATAATCAGTATGTCGGAAGATCTCTAAAAATAAATAATTCGGTTAACAGGTATGCTTACAAAAGCATATATTTGATTAAAAATCATGTAAGGGGGAGGATCTCAAACTGAATCGCCACGGGTTTTACAAATTTCGATAGTCTCTCTAACGTTTCGGCTGAGGTCAAAATGAAAAGCTTTTACGTATTAATTTTAATTCTGGTTGCAAGCTTTGTTAGCGTCCCAGTTCAGGCGGTAACAGCTAAAAACTATGAGAAAGGAACTAAAGCTCAACAGAAATCAATATCTTACCTTTCATGTGCATTCTATGGCAGTAGCACACAATTAGATCCTAGCTACACGGGGCAAGTACCTACAGCCGATATCAAGATATTACAGAAAGCAGCTTACCACGCTTACAACGATGCGCTCTCATACTTTGGCTATGAGGAACCAGATCACGAACAACGCATAATTGATTATGCTGAATTTGTGGCGTCGCAAGAAGCTGTGTTATGGGATAAGCCGGGAATGAATGGAAAGCAGGTAACACTAATTGCTCGTTCTCTCTACAATGAGAGTAACTGTAACTTGTTACTGGACTCAATTAAGTAGGAAAAAGATGGTATTTTGCCCGTAGTTTCAACCTTAATCTCCGAACCTGTCGGAGAACGGGCGTTCACTCATCAAATAAACGCCACACCTAACGCCTCACTGTACTCGTTGTTCAACCTTGCTGACGCCAGAACCAAGTTCAGACGCCAGCAACTTTTCTTAATGCAGCCAGCTGTCGTCTTCCCACACCTTCTGCATAATTTTCATCACTTGTTTTCTTTCTTCGTCCAGTTGCAGTCCGGTCAGTTCCACACCGTTAGAGCTACCTTTGCGGATGCGAATTACCGTTTTGGGATACAGGGGGCGCAGATTGCGGTAAAGCTCTGATTCAAGAGCGTCCAGGGTAGACTGGCTAATCTTCTGCTCTTTATCGATCATTATTTCAATGCGCATAAAAGTCACCTCAACTGATGACATCCATTGAGCGGTTGTATTCGTGAGTTCTGATTTTTGCCATGAGTTCATCAGTCAACTCAGAAACCCACTGCAGAGCCAGCCCCTTCTCTTCATCACTACACTCACTAGCCGCTACAAGCTTAAGAAAAAAATCAATGCGCTGGAGCTTCAAAGACTCCAAAAAATAGTCCTGCATCTTTCCTCCTATGACACCAAAGCAATACTGTATATATAATCACTGTTTATATTTACAGTATATAATAATCTTACTGATGTAAAACGTTTTTTTACGTTCATCAGCCTGATATGCCTGGTATTATTAAGAGCACGAATTGTTAACCCGCGTAATTAATACAGATCCCGCCACTTATCATCTTCCCGCAAACGCTGGTTCCGATAGAAGATACGCAGGCCTGCTCCTGACGGAATACTGCCGCCGCGAAGGAGTAAATCGACCTCTTTCTCGCTACCATCAAATCCTCTGGACTTCAGCTCATAGACGAGCTGCAGTCGCTGATGGTCTGTAATTCGCTGTTTGTAGTCTTTACGCCGTTTCGGTTTAACCAGGCGTAACCTTGCTGCCAGTTCCCGGCGCTCTTTTTTGCTCATACTGTGCAGGTAATCGTGCAACTCCTTGTCATCCATGCGGTTAATGTCCGTTCTAGTGTCCCCATCAGCTGATTTATCTTTCTCCTGTTGGTTCAAATTTTCAGCAAGGGGACAGTTATTGCCACGAGTCCAAGGGGCGCAAGCGCCCTGGTCGGCTGCCGCCTCCTGAACGTCAACGGCTTTACGAACCATTTTCCACTTCACTGCATGAGTGCAGATCTTGCCCTCTGCAATGGGTGACCAGATGCCATAAATACGAATGCCGTGATCGCCATAGGCGGTCGGCTCTTCGTTGATTTCATAAGCGGTTCTGATGAGGTGATATTTACGGGGAACCAGTACGCCGCCCTGCTTCATGATGTAGGTGGCAAAACAACCAGCATCAGCAGCAGCCAGGATGGCATCAAGGCGCGGGTTATCCAGTACCGGCGCACCTGCTTTTTTGTCCCCCTTTTGCCTTACCGCCTGACCAGCCAGCAATCGCAGTTCACGGTAAGCCTGACGCCCCGGAATGCCAAAGAAGCGGAATTGCTGAACACGATGCAAAGACGCCCAGGCATTCACGTATTCAGCGTTATCACGCAGAGATTTACCCGTTTCCTTGCTGATCTCGCCAGCCAGACCACGCCCGTCAATGTTCTTACTGATGTATTTCGCTATGTAGCTTGTCGGCGTTCCTTTGCGCGGGTTAATCAGCTCAGACTTAAAGCGCGGCCCCGTGTTATTGCCCAGCTCCTCGCGGTCTTCACGGATAGCAAACTTACGCAACAATGCTGTAATGGCGCGGCGGTCTTTTTTGCGCATGAAACACAACAGGTGCCAGTGAACTGTGCCGTCGTGATGCGGCTCAGCCACCCGCACGCCATACCAGCGCAACCCGGCTTTGTGCATCGCCTTACGAAATGCAGCAAACATACCGACCAGATAATCGCTGCTTTGTCTTACCGTCGCATTTGTCCAGGTCGGGTTGGGCCTGCCGTTATTTAGCGTGGAATGGAAACGTGACGGACAGGTGATGGTGTAGAAAACGGCGCAGTCACCGCGCATTTCCGCGATAAGCTCCAGACCTTTAACACAGGCCATCATCTCATTGCGGCGATGCGCAGGGTTGCTGCTGCTGGCGTTTACCACATCCTCCATGTCTAGCGTGTCGCCGTCTTCGTTCACCAGTTCATGAGAACGGAAAAACTCCAGCGACTTACGGCGCTGCTCACGTTTATGCAACACGGCTTCATAGCTGACATAGGGAGATGCTTTTTTGCTGACAAGGCAGACAGCACGCAACTGCTCTTCCCGCCATTCGCAACGCATCTTCCATAATTTCCGATACCACCAGTCGGCGCACAACATACGCGCCAGCGAACCCGGAATGAGTTCATAGGGCACGGGTTTACGGCGGTTTCTTTTCCGACGGAGTTGCTCAAACGCAGGCGGGATGACATCCAGACGCAGGGTTTCCGCTGCCACCCTTTCCCATGTATTGCGGATTTCTTCTGGCTTAACGTCATCGGTAGCATACAAATCGCCACAAGCGGCATCAAGGCACATACTCATATGCGCAGCTACCAGGGTGGACAGGCGTTTCACCTGATCCTGACTCATTTCAGGCAGGATCAGCAGGCCGTCCAGCCCTTCATGGCTTGCCATAAAGCGAAAAGATGCAGATAGCTGACTGTCGCGTACATGCTCCAGTCGTTCCAGACATGGCTTAATCGTCTCACGTAAATAGCGGGAATAAGCCTTTGGCCTGCCCAGGCTGCTGAAGTATTCAATACGTTGCATCAGCGGCTTGCTGATATGGGAAGGCTGGGCGTTGACGTCCGCCAGAATGACCATATCCGGATTAAAACGCTGCTGCTCATGCGCCAGCTTTGCCCGACTAATGAGCTTATCCTGTTCCATTTCGCGCTGGACAGGATCACGGGATTCATTAAAGAAATAACGCTCCCAGACCTGATCACTCAGCGCCTCACGGCGCAGCTGTTCCTGCTCGTTATCGGCAGCGTACAGAGTGATCAGGTTTGAAAGCGTAGAAACCGGCGCAACTTCCACCGGGTCCAGATAAGGGTTAATGGCCTTTTTCGAGCTGTTCCATGAGAACGATGCGGCAGCTTCGTTAAAGCCGCAGCAGTTGTTCATATCGGCATGACTCATGCACGTACTCCGTACACGGCAGAACTATCCACGCCACGCGAATAATCAAATCCCACCCAGCAGCGCGGCCCGGAAACAGCAATGATTTCTGTTGCTGATTTACCCTCGCCAGCTGCCACACCGATGCTGCGTTTTGCCTTGATGTAGTGGTGAGTAAAATTGCGATACAGCGAACGGATCAGGGATGTGTCACTGTTAGAAACAATGACCGGATGTCCTTCTGATGACCGATGTTCAAGAACAGATGCCAGGTGATACTGGTCATCTTCAGTGAAGCCGTCAGTGTGATAGCCGGAAAACGTACCGTCATACGGCGGATCGCAATACACCACATCCCCCGCCTTCAACATCGCCAGCGTTTCATCAAAGCTGGCGCAGATAAACGTTGCTCGCTGGGCCTTTTCTGCAAATGCGCGAATTTCTTTTTCAGGGAAATACGGATTTTTATAATTACCGTAGGGAATGTTGAAATGCCCGCTCTTGTTATAGCGACATAAACCACGGTAACCGTGACGATTGAGATACAGGAAATATACCGCTTTCATGAAATCAGTAATTTCAGTTGAGTAATTAAACTCCTGCCTTATGTTGTAATAAGCCACCTCCCTGTTTGCGATCTCAAATAAAACTCTGGCGCGAGATATAAACGATTCACAATCAGCGGCAACCTTTTTATAGAGGTTGATTAAATCAGGATTAATATCCGCAACCAGATAGCTGGGATAATCCGTCTCCATCATCACAGCACAGGAACCCGCGAAAGGTTCAACCAGTCGCGGGCCAGCAGGAAGATGTTTTTTTAGTTCGGACATTATGGCAGTTTTATTTCCCGCCCATTTCAGGATGGTGCTCATACAGCACCTCCGTTGTAATGTTTGCCTTTCAGCTCTGCGATTTCCTGACAGGTAATGCAAAGCTGCACACCCGGAATGGCACGGCGGCGTGCTGGCGGAATTGGCGCTTCACACTCAATGCAAAGCACGCGGGACACGCCCGGCGTTTTGGCACGGGCAGCACGGATATGGCGTTGGCGTTCTTCTTCAACGCGCTGCTGTACGAGATCCATTGCATCAGCCATTAGTGGATCTCCTGCGCTTCGTTCTGGATTGCTTCAGCAGTCACACGAAGCAGTTCTGCCGCTTCGACGTGGGTTAGCTGGCGGGATGTGATATGACACGCCAGGCTATCAAGGCGAGCTGCCATTGCTTCAGCCCTTGCCCGGCGTTCTTCCAGACGAGCCTCTGTCAGTAAAATATTAAGCCCTGCGTCATCCGGTCCGGTTTTGGTCGAGAGGGTTTCAATATTACGCATAATCAATTCTCCTGAATTTAGATAAAGGGATGCCCGGCGGGTTTACGCCATTAATTTCATTAGTTGGTTAATTCGGCATGGTTAGCCGTCTGGGAAATAAGCTCACCACTGCACGAAAATGATTCATTGCTTTAATCAACTCCCGCTTTTCGTCAGTGGTCAGCTCATTAATGCTGATGCTATGACGTTCAGCTGGAATTTTTGCCATAAAGAATATGGCAGCCAGTGCCCGTTTATTTTGTTCGCTATTAATATCCCGTGAATCACGCATATCTTTAATAAACCGCTCAAGCTCTGACTCAATATTCAGGCCAAAAACTTTCGCCCTTAACTCCGCAATGTGATTAAGTCCATTCAGGCGTTCACCGGGGCTTAATGGAACAGTCGCCGCAGTGCCTTCAATAGCCATTTGTTCCCCCGTTTTTTCGTAGATAGTTCTGCCAGCAATTCATCTTGTGAACGGCACGGATGCCAGCGTTTACCATCCTCCCCCATGATCCAGCCGTGACCGTAATGCATTGCCGGGCTTTGTTTAACCAGCAGCGATGCAAATGATGGTTCTTTCGTCAGCATAAGCACCTCACAGCAAACCAAATGAAGCACCGAGGCCAGTCACGGTATCAACTGCACTCGCCATCGCAGGATTAGCCTGTAAACGGGCCTGCAATGAAACAGCCGCCAGCGCCATCAGTCGTGTTACAGAGTTAATGCTGCTGATAGCATCACGACGACCGGCACAGGTTTTTACATCGCCAGACACCGCACCTGCAGCAACACGCCCGATCTCTGCGGTTGCACTCATGACGTAATGTGGCAGTTTCTCTTTTGCCACCTCATTAATCGGTACACATGGCAGACAATGAATCTGTGCCAGAAAACCATCTACCAGCGTTGAATCTTCAGTCAGATCGGTAAGCAGCCAGATTTCTGGTGCGGTTAATAAATGAGGCTGAGCTGGGTTCAGCTTGTTCCGCAGAATCTGCACATTCATGCCTGCACGTTCTGCCAGTTGCACCAGATTGTGGCGCAGTGCAAATGCACGACAGGCTTCATCAAAATGTGGATGTTTGGAAACTTGGTAATCAAACATGGTCAATGCCTCTGATGTATTTCAGAATCGAACTAATTAAGGTTTAGATTGCATTCTGAAAGCGCATCAACGGTCATTGCTGCTATGTTGATCATCACTTTTTCGCGTTTTTTATCTTTGCGCAGACGGTGACGGATAAGGCGTCCATCAGCCAACATGTCATTGATGGTATCGATGGATAGCCCTGTCAGCTCGCTATAGCGTTCAATAGTCACATGAGGCGTGGTAAGAGTGATTGAAATGTTAGGTCTCATGATGCAACATTCCTCGTTTAATGATGATTAATCAGGACGAATACGGATCGTTTGTATTTTGTGAACACCATAAACATACGATCGCACGGTGAAATCGTCAAGATAAAAGTTCACTTGGAGTGACCATGAATTTGGAGAAAGGCGGACGAGGCGCCATAGAGCGCATGGTAGAAGCTTATGGATTCAAGACTCGACAGGCGTTGTGCGATCATTTAGGAATCTCTAAAAGTACACTCGCCACACGCTACATGCGTGACTCATTCCCAGCAGAATGGGTAATCCAGTGCGCCCTTGAAACAGGCACCTCGCTTAATTGGCTCACAACCGGGCATGGTTCAAAGCAAACTTCAGGTAATACAAATACTATGGAAGTTGCTAAATATGTATTATCTGATGGGGCCTTGTGTGAAGACGGTTTTTATATTTTCGATAGAGAATTTCTACCGTCGGCATTCAAGAATCTTTTTGTAATCACAGATAATAATTCTGAATTTATTTGTGATAAGGAATTTGATGATATACGTGATGGTAAATGGGTAATAAGTATTGATGGCGAAATAACGATCCGTGACATTACTCGTTTACCCGGTGGAAGAATCTTCGTCGAGGGTGGAAACAGAGCCTTTGAATGTAAGATAGAAGACATTGAAATAATTGGTAAAATTATAAGTTTAACAGTCAAGTATGTTAAATAGTACCGGGAGGAAATTATGCTTGGTAAGGTATTTTTTGTGGTTTTGTCATGTTCTTTGTTATTAAACCCACTAGCTACCTATGCTAGAAATTATCCCTGCTCAGGGAAAAAGGGAGGTGTTTCTCACTGTACCTCTGATGGCAAATTCGTTTGCAATGATGGAACTATTAGTAAATCCAAAAAAATCTGTACTAAAAACTCACGATAACTTTTGCTTTTATATCTGCGCCTAAAATAAAAATGAGCCACAGGTTAACCGCAAAAGTTACATGATCACATAGCAAAAAGAATAGCCTACTTCATTATGGCTTCAGTGAGATGTATGGTCGCAGGATTTCATACATTGACACTGGTTATACATACAGTAAAAATGCTCTCTATTGGAGGTAATGCCGATCAGTTAAGGATCAGTTGACCGATCCAGTGGCTGTGTAAGAATCCGGAAACGCTCACTTGTTTCCGGATTTTTTTATGCACATTGGACAGGCTCTTGATCTGGTATCCCGTTACGATTCTCTGCGTAACCCACTGACTTCTCTGGGGGATTACCTCGACCCCGAACTCATCTCTCGTTGCCTTGCCGAATCAGGTACTGTAACGCTACGCAAGCGCCGTCTTCCCCTCGAAATGATGGTCTGGTGTATTGTTGGCATGGCGCTTGAGCGTAAAGAACCTCTTCACCAGATTGTGAATCGCCTGGACATCATGCTGCCGGGCAATCGCCCCTTCGTTGCCCCCAGTGCCGTTATTCAGGCCCGCCAGCGCCTGGGAAGTGAGGCTGTCCGCCGCGTGTTCACGAAAACAGCGCAGCTCTGGCATAACGCCACGCCGCATCCGCACTGGTGCGGCCTGACCCTGCTGGCCATCGATGGTGTGTTCTGGCGCACACCGGATACACCAGAGAACGATGCAGCCTTCCCCCGCCAGACACATGCCGGGAACCCGGCGC